ATACGTATAGAGAGAATCCACAATGACAGTAATTAACCTAGGAAATTTAAAGTTTACATGGAAGGGCGAATGGGCTCAATCCACTGCATACAACAAAGATGATATCGTAAAATACGGTCCTAGTGTTTGGGTTTGTGTGGATGCTCATACAAGTTCTAGTGCTTTTGCTAATAATGCCGCTAAGTTTGAAGTTATGGCAGAAGGCCTTGAAAACAAAGGCGCATGGAGTCAAGCAACATTATACAAAAAAGGACAAACAGTAACATATGGTGGTGCTGTTTATATTTGTTTACAAGAAAGTACTAATAATAATCCCTATACAGACACTGCTTATTGGCAAAGATTTGTAGACGGTCAACAATTTGAAGGCGATTGGTCGGTTTCTACAAACTATCAAAAAGGTGATATAGTTTATTATGGTGGATATCTTTATGTTGCTAAACAAAATTCCTTAAACAACAATCCAACAAATACAACATATTGGGACGTATTTTCAAAAGGTTATGAATTTGTAGGAAACTATAGTGATGGAATTCAATATAAGCCAGGCGATATTGTAGCATACGGTGGTAATAGATATACTGTACTAGAAGGCAAAAGACCTTTAGCAATAAGACCTACAGATGTAACAAATTGGCAAAATGTACTTTCAGGATTTAGTTGGAAAGGTGCTTGGATTTCTGCTGTTGAATACCTACCAGGAGAAATTGTAAAGTATGGATCTTATGTATATCTATGTACTAGTGAAATAAAAGGACAAAGACCAGATCAAACTGCTAACTTTACATTATTTACAAGTGGTCTTTCTTACAAAGGCGCTTGGGACAGTAATACAGATTATGCATTAGGTGACATTACCAAACTAGGCGGTAGAACTTATATTTGTATTGAAAGTTATGAAAACGATGGCTCAACATCAACCGAACCACCTGCTTCACAATACTGGGAAGTATTCACAGAAGGGTTTAGTTGGAAGGGTGCATATGCCGCACTTACAGAATATGAATACGGAGATGTTGTAGAATATTCTGGAAGTTCTTATGTTTGTATAGATAACGACATTGTAGGAGTAACACCAGGCACTAATAGTGCAATCTGGCAGTTAATGTCACAAGGTGATATTAGTTCACCAATGACAACAACTGGCGACATGATTTACAGAGAAGCCGGCGGAAATATTGAACGATTGCCAATTGGCCCAAGTGGATCTTTCCTAACTGTGAATAATGGTATTCCAACATGGGGTCACCTAACACCACAAAATGATTATTATGTATCTCCACAAGGAGATGATAACAACGACGGTAGAACACCTACTAGCAGTTGGCGTACTATCCAACATGCGGCTCAACAAACATTTAGTTTAAGTCAATGTAGAATTAATGTTAGTTCGGGTGTATATGAAGAACTATGTCCAATTCGTGTAGGACGCAGTGTAGTTATTGAAGGTAACGGTTTAGGTGCTGTTACACTAAGTCCCGATACAACATCAGACAAAGGCTTTGGAGTTGGTATTTCAAAAGACGGATCAACACCAAACGCAAACTCAAACGTATTTCATATGAATAATGGTGCTAGATTGCGTAACTTTGTGTTTAGAAATTTTAGCACAGGTTCTGTAATTGTATCGCTTGATCCAGGTAATGGACCGGATGATACAAGTGTATGGATTACTTCGCAGTCGCCATATGTACAAAACTGTACTTCATTTACACCAAACGGAACAGGGTTTAAAATTGATGGTAGCCTACACAACGGTGGTTATAAGTCAATGGTTGCCAATGACTGGACACAAATCAACTCAGATGGTATTGGAGTTCACGTATTAAATGATGGTAGAACTGAGATTGTATCATGCTTTACATATTATTGTCAAAACGGTTATCTTGCTGAGTCGGGCGGAAAGATACGTGCTATTGTTGGTAATAACTCATATGGAGAATATGGTGCAGTAGCAAGAGGCTTTTCACAAAGCGAAACACCACTTACTGGTAAGTTAAGATTAAACAATACAACGCTTGATTCTGTAACACAAATAGCATCAAATGTTCATGTATTCACAAGTTATAGAGACAGTATAGGTAACAGAGTGTTTGTAGGACATACTGCTCCAACTGGAACAGACGTTACATCAAGTTGGGATAACACTGCGTCATATCCTTTTATTGCAAAATATAATGCGGCAGGAAGTTTAGATTGGATTTATACTTATGAATCTACGTTTGGAGCAATTCATAGTGTAGTTGAACTAAGTGATAGATATTATGCCGGTGGTGTTGTTTATGATGGGGGAACAAATAAAGGATTTATACTTTGTATTTCAAAAGCAGGTGAAATTCAATGGCAAAAAATTGTTGGTAACACAAGCGAAATCACAGCAGTAACTACTGACAAGAATAATCTGTATGCAGTTGGTACACACACAACAAGTGGTATGACTGTTATAAAAATTAATCCTGCGGGAATTGAAAGTTGGGCAAGAGCATTAGAGTATAATGATTCAAGTGCATCTAATACACTAATACCAACAAGTTGTACTTTTGCTTTACCACCAACAACATCGACAGACACGTATGCAGGAGCAGGTGATGCTACAGCAGAAAATAATTTATACATTGCCGCATATGACAGTAATGCGAACCAAAGTGTAATTACACGTATTGATCTAAGTGGTAATTATATTACATCTTATATCTATGGTGATGTAAGAATTAATTCAATTAACTTAGATTCTGGATCAGGAGATGGTATTTACTTAATGGCGGCAGGGTATTATGATGCTGGTGCGGTTAATAAAAATCCACTTATTTTTAGATTAACAGTTGATGGAACAGTTTCTTGGCAAAAGCAATATTCACTGGGTTCAGAAGAAGGTGAATTTAAAGATGTAATTGCACAAGGTAATGATGTATATGCTGTGGGTTATATAAATGAAGGAACAAACACTAATAACACAGGAATAGTTACTAGATTATCAAGTAATGGTAATACTATTCCGTGGACAGTCAAATTTGATAACGGATCCAATAATATTTCATTCAATGGCGTAATGCTTGACGGTGTTAACGTGATTGCGGCAGGTATTGAACAAGGAAATAGTGTAGTTATTAATATTCAAAGAGACAATACAGGCGGTATTGGAACAGTAACTATCGGAAATTATGTTATTGCTAATTCTACAGCAGGACAAACCTCTAATACAGTAGTAACAAAAGGAATTGAACCTATTACTCAAATTGGTGTTGTGTTAGGATTATCAGACACAACATTAACACTAAATCAATCACCTAGTCAAACTAGAACTGTTGTTGCAACAAGAGCAGGCTTTGCTGGTATAGGTAGAGGTACTTCGTTTAGCGTTGACAGTTTAAATCGTCAACCAAAAGACGGTTCGGTACTACAGATTGTAGGAGATTCAGAAACTTATTTTGTTATTAGTGTTGCTAACTATGTTGGTCCTAGTTATACCACAGGAAATAATCCAAATGCACAAGCAATTTTAACAGCAAATAGAACGTTTTTACAAAAAGAAATAACAGCATGGCTTGCTGTACAGATCGCAGGTGGCGGTGGTATATGGAGTGGATTTAGTTATGATGTAGCAACTTGCGAAAGAGATGTTGGATTAGTTGTTGATGCATTAATAAATGATCTGGACGAAGATTCTAACGGTAATACTATTGATGCCGCTTTAAGTTATTGGAATAATGCAAGCGGATTGTATTCAATTATAACAGAGAAGGCACAAAACGTTGCGGCATGGACGTATTTTAAATCTATTGTTGATGATGTGATAAGTCAAAGCGGTATAACACCCTCAAGCGGGAATACCGAAACACAAGTTACTGGGTTAACTGCTACAGAAGCAGGTACCGTAACACTTACTGAAAATAATGTACAAGCATTTATTGATACAATAGATGGAGGATTAAACAATGCTCCTGCTAAAATAAATTATGGGACTTGCACGATTGGTATCGATCCTGCGATTCCAAGTAACAAAACACCAAATGATTTAACACATATTACATTTAGAGAAGCATATAGTCAAGTACGTATGAGCGGACATGACTTCCTTGATATCGGTACTGGTGGTTTTGCTGACACAAACTACCCGGTTATTATTAGTTCTGATTATCAACAACAACCAAATCAGGATAGAGAAACACTAAGCGAAAACGGAGGCAGAGTGTTCTACGTAACCACTGACCAAGATGGTAACTTCCGAGTAGGTGATTACTTCAAGGTAGAACAGGCAACTGGTAGAGCCACCCTTTCATCTGAAGAGTTTGACTTGGCTGGTTTGAATGAATTACAGTTAGGATCTATTACAGCAGGTAAACAAGGTGCTACAATTAACGAATTTAGTACAGATGGTACATTTGCTGATAATTCAGATACAGCAGTACCAACTGAAAAAGCAACAAAAACATATGTTGATCAACAAGTTTCAAATTTAAGTGCAACACAAGGTACTATTGTTGCAGGAAATTCACCTACACAATCTAAAGTAGAAGTAACTGGTACAGGAGCATCAACCGATACTATAGATTTTGATATTAATGGCGCTCAAGTTGCACAGATTGGTGCACAATATGTACTAGTACCAAAAGGTACTGAGGCAGATAGACCAGGATCTCCTGCAAGCGGATATTTGAGATTTAATACAGATACTAATACGTTTGAAGGGTACGACGGAACGCAATGGTCAGGAATTGGCGGCGGCAATCCATGGACAGTAGTAAACACTACTCCATACACAGCATCTAACAATGATAGACTTTTAGTTGATACTAGCGGAGGGTCGGTAATAATTATTAATCTTCCTGCAAGTCCACAAGTTGGAGATAATGTAAGAGTAATGGATCTAGCAGGCTCCTTTGATACTTATAATGCAACAATTAATCCTGGATCTGAAAAAATTAATGGTGTGGTAGATACATTGAGTGTAACAACAGAAAATGCCGGCTTCCAGATGGTATATACTGGCAGTACTTACGGTTGGAAGTTATTGGAGGTATAATATGACTATTGATTATAGCAAAGCAAAAAATAAAAATTTACGTATTGACGGAACCGATGGCCTTGTTGTACCTAAGGGTACTACTGCTGAACGTATTGTAACCGAAGTAGGTAAAATAAGATACAATACAGATTTAGGATTTTTAGAACAATATAACTCTACAGGTTGGGCAGGTATCGACGCACCTCCGGTAGTAACTAATCAAACAGGCACACTGTACGAAGACACTGATACTACTATTACAATTACGGGAAGTAATTTTAAAAATGGCTCAGCAGTTTATATTACAGGTCCGGGTGTAAGCAACGTCGAAAGGGCGTTGAGCACAACTTTTGTAAGTTCGAGTGAATTAACTGCGGCAACTAATGCGGCTAGTGTCGGATTTATTGGTGGTGCACAATATGGTGTAAAAGTAGTTAACCCATCAGGATTAAGTTCATTCTTAGATCCTGCAGGAACGGTTAATAGAGTACCAGCATGGTCAACTGCGGCAGGAAGTTTAGGAATAATCTATGATTCTCAACGTTCGGGATATTCTGTGCAGGTTCAAGCAACAGACGCAGACGGAGATGCTGTAACATATGCATTACAGAGTGGTGCATTACCAAACGGAACAACTTTAAACACAAGCAACGGCACAATTAGCGGAAATGTTAGTGCTGTTGGATCAAATACAACATATACATTTACAATTAGAGCAACAGCAGGTGGCATTGATACAGATAGAACATTTAGTATTACTGTAAATGCACCAGTAGTACAGACATTTAGTGCTCAGATTGGTACATACTCACCACAAACATGGACAAAACCATCAGGCGTTACAGCATTTACAGTTCATATGTGGGGAGCGGCAGGCGGAACAGGAGCCAACAACACAGGTATTCCAGGAGGCGCAGGCGGATATTCAACTGCAACAGTTACAACAGGAAGTGGATCACAAAACTTTGGTGTGTTTGTTGGACAAGGTGGTTTCTATTCAGATCAAAATGGTGGTGGCGGAGGCTACACCGGTTTATTTGTAGGAACAAGTGAAAGTGCAGGCAACTGTATTGCTATCGCTGGAGGCGGTGGTGGTGCTGGAACATACAATCCAAACGGTAACGGTGGCGGATCATCCACTCCAGGACACAGTTATGCCGGCGGCGCCGGACAATCAGGCGGTGGATTCCAACCATCATGTGGTGGTTCTTGTTCAAGTGACGGATCATGGCCATATGGGTCACCAACATTCTCAGGAGTACAATTTAGAGGCGGCTGGGGTTGCGGTGGTAACATTCGCGGTAACGGAGGCTGGCCTGGTGGTGGACACGCAGGTGGCGGTAACGGATGTAACGGTGCCGCAGGTGGCGGTGGCTGGTACGGCGGCGGTGGCGGTGGTGACACCGGTGCTAACGGCGGAGACGGTGAAGGTGGATCTGGATACGTTGCCGGTCAAACTTCAGGAAGCGGAAGTTTAGGTAGTGGTGTTACAGTAACTGGTGGTTCAACAACAAGAAGCGGTAGTAGTGGTACTCCACCTGAAACAGGAAATACTTATTATCCAGGCAGTGGTGTTGGCTATGCTTGTAACGTAAGTGGTTCACATGGATCATTTAGTGGTACAGCAAGAGCAGGTAGCGGTTATCTTGTTGTTGTTTACTAGAAAATAATCCTATAGAAACTTTGGTTTAATTTTTTCATTGACAAAAATAGAATTACTATTGCTGGTAATATAAATGTTTTTAAATCAAATGGTTATATAATTGAAAAGGATTAACCGCCCCAACTATTTCTACCCCATTTTCCTATAGGACAGGATACTTCTTGTATTTTAGTTTTAACAGGCATAAAACAATTACATTTTTCGCAAGTTTTTGTCCATGCACGTAGATGTGGACACTTTTTGCAAATACTATAACGTCTTTTTCTTTCTGCTTCTGTAGTTAACATTAGATAGGTAACCTTGGACTATTTAAATCTAGTCCATTGTGCAAACTGTCAACGACCCTTCTAAGATCACTGCTAACATTACCAATGTCGGCCGCTCCGGGGCGTATTAATGGCATTTTATTTGGACACTTTCCTGGAACAAAAATAAAACTAACAGGTGTTTGTGCCTGAGGAAATAATTGACCGTTTGAGTTAGGAACAATATAAAAATCTATATCTTTGCTAAAGTCTGGTTCTACTTTTTCTAATACTTCAGGAATAAATTCATTACACCATTCACAATGTTCTTCTTTAAATAATATAAAAGTTGCTTTGTTTTTATCTTTGTATGTTTCTGCTAAATTAACTGCTTCTTTATATGTAATTGTTTTCATATTATCTCCATAGTTCTCCGCAACACCAACCAACCAACGAATATCTAGTACCTTGTGTTACTGGGTTGACTTTGTGTAGTAATGTGCTAGGAAATAGTAATATATTTCCTTGTTGATTTAGGTTTACATCAACGTTGTTTTCTAATAGAAATTCACCGCCTTCGAAATCTTCATTTAGCAGTATTGAAAAACTTAATCTTCTGTTTAAGCCTGCAAACGGTCCTGCACTTGAATCATATGCTACGCCATCGTCATCAACATGCCAATCATAGTGA